GTGTGAGGAAGAAAATGAATCTGACTCACCGTATATACATAACTATTCATACAAACCAAAGCCTGTATTCTTTGGTGATACNAAGTATCACTTTGGTATTGAACTAGAAGTAGAAGCTGGCCGCAACGGTGACTACAACTGGGGTGCTGAGTTATGCTATCGCAAGTTAGGTGACCGTGGCTATCTTAAATATGATGGTTCACTAAGCAATGGCTTTGAAATAGTCAGCCATCCACATTCACTACAAGAAATACAAGATAACTTTCCATGGACAATGCTTGACTCATTAAAAGATGATGGCTTTCGTTCGTGGAATACTTCAAGTTGTGGGTTGCATGTACATGTATCTCGTAGTGCATTTACTGCTGCTTCTTCATCCTACAGCGAACGAGAGACTCATCAGATTAAGTTCATGAAACTTATCTATGACAATCAACGGCAAGTAGAACGGTTAGCTGGTCGTAAGTCTAGCTATGCTAAGTTCGATGACAAAGGTAAGGTAGTTGGTAAAGTTAAAGCAGGCTATCAATCGGCTGGTCGTTACTCAGCAGTTAACATTGAGAACGATGCAACCTTTGAGGTCCGTGTCTTTCGTGGTTCGTTAAGACCAGAGCGTGTGCTATCAGGCATTGAGTTTGTTCATGCTGCAGTAGAATACACTCGCAATTTAAAGATAGTAGCCAGCGATAAGCCATTGTCATGGGCTAAGTTTGTTGGTTATGTAAGTCAGCAATCAAAAACCTATCCAAATCTATTCCTTATTATGAATGAATTGTTTGATAAGGAAGACATCAATCAGCCTGAGGAGGACAACTGATATGTGTATGTTATGCGTAGTACCACCCGGAGTTATACCATCAAGGGAAAAGCTAGAGAACTCTGCCCTTAACAATCCGCATGGCTTTGGTTTTGCCATTGTTGTGCCTGAAGAGAACCGTATCATTCGTGAACGTACAATGAATGCGGATGAATCAGTCAATCGTTTCTTAGAACTGCGTAGTCAATACATTAATGGTTATGCAATGTGGCATGCTCGTTATGCTACACATGGTTCACGTACTGTACTTAACTGTCATCCATTTGTAGTGGGTGAAGATGAGCGTACTTATCTAGCACATAATGGTGTGCTTGATATAACTATTCCACCCAAGGATGACCGCTCTGATACCCGTGTCTTTGCAGAAGATTTACTACCAGCTATTGGTGGTGTATCTGCACTAGACAATGACCATGTATGGCGCATGCTTGAAGACTATACCGCTGGTTCAAAGGTAGCTATCTTAACCGTAGACCCTAAAGCTCAACATCAATTGTACTTGCTTAATGAAAGCGCAGGTAAAGAAGATGAGACAGGAGTATGGTGGTCTAATGATTCGTGTTATCTTGACTACGGTTATGCCGACCCTAGAAAAAGTAAGAGCAGTAACTACTCGACATGGGTAACTAATAAAGACTATGACTTGTTTGACAAAGATGAAGATGGATATGTAGTTGAATGTCCTGATTGTCTAGCCATGATGGATGATAAAGACATGGCATCCAATGATTACAGATGTCTTTACTGCATGTATTGCTTTGATTGTGAAATTGAATACGGTCATTGCATGTGTTATGGCAAGCATGAATCAACAACTAAATCAACTAAGACACCAGTGCTAGCAGGATGGGAGAATCTAGAATGGTAGAACCACAATGGATGTCAGGTGATGATGAAGAGTATAAAGAATGTAAAGAGTGTGGTTACGGTCACAATGTTATTGAAGCATGTTATGTACCTGATGATGAAGACAACGATGTATGGGAGGACAAGTGAACTACATTGTTATCTCAAAGGATGAAGATACTGTCTCAGTATTTGGACCGTTTGATACGCCTGAACAAGCTCGTGCTTGGCAGGCGTCAGTTAGCTTTAAAAACACAGTGGTTGATATACTTATCAAGCCAACGTGGAATGCGGGCTAGCTAAAACATGCGGCGCGTCCTCCTAATCAGGCGCCACTTGTGGTACGCTAGTCAGTCTAAGAGGCAGGTACTCCTTTGTCTGCCTCTTAGGTCTACCAAAGGAGAGTGAATGATTTTTATTGACGACCACGAAATACCAGAACACATCTCATACTCCAGCCTAACTACATGGCTTGAGTGTGGATGGAGATACTATCTATCAAGAGTTAAGAAGCTACCTGAACTACCAGCATGGTGGTTCTATGGTGGCTCTGCTGTCCACCGTGCTACCGAAGAATACGATAGGAGAAACCCATGAGTCTGCTTGACGACTGGAACATATGGTGGAATGAGACAGAAAAAGAACGCGCTGAGTACGATAGAAAAAATACAAGTAACTGGCGCGTTGCATCTGCTAGACGTAACCCTGAAGATGGTGACTGGTGGTACACCAATGGGTATAAGTTTTATCAAGCATGGGTTGACTGGCGTAAAGCTAATCCACATATGCAAATAGCACGAACACCTGATGGTACTCTTGGTGTTGAGTTAGAAATGTCACCAAAGGTTGATGGTGTTGCTATCAAGATGTTTATTGATAGATTGTTTTACGATACAATTAAAGGTGAGTACGCTATTGTTGACTTAAAGACAGGCAAGACTACACCTAGTTCTAGTTTACAATTAGCATTTTATTCTTATGGATTACGCAAGACGTATGGCATTGAAGCCAACGTAGGTTACTATTGGATGGCACGTAAAGGCGAACTAAGCGAGCCTTTCAATCTTGCCGACATGACTGACGACAAGATTGAACTGCTCGTCACCATGTTTGATAAAGCTAGACGAGAGCATTTGTTCTTGCCTAACTTTTCGGCATGCAACATGTGCGGATACTCCGCTACATGTGAATGGAAAACGAAGGAGACAGATATAAATGAGTAGTACCGAAGCCCCTATTAGCATTACAGTTAAGACTAATGCTGGTAGTTTGGTAACTGTTCGTGCTGAGACAGGTGAGCAACTAGACCAACTAGTTGCGATTGGCTTAGCATCTATCAGTTCTGCAGTGTCAGAACTTGAAGCTAGTGTACGTGGTGTGTCAGCACCATTGACTCAAGCATCTAACTTAGTAGCACAATCATTAGGTGGTACACCAGTACATCAGGACATCCCACCTTTTAGTTCAGCCCCCATTGGTGGGGGGCGCACGTGTCCTCATGGAAAGATGACTGGCATTCAAGGTCAGTCTAAGCAAGGTGGTATCTATAAGGGATACTTCTGTCCATCAGCACAAGGTGACCCATCCAAGTGCAAGACTATCTATGTACAAAAGCATGAGCCTGATTGGAATACATTCGTACCAGATAGAATCAAGTAATGGTTGGCTTATCTAATGTTACCCTCGGTGCTATACTACGAGAAACTTTAGAGAGTAATGATGATAATAAAATTGATACTCTTTGGTGGATAGTAGATGAGTTAGAAGGTAAACATGTGGATATGTAAATTATTTGGACATAACTACTGGAGTTCTTTAACAGGTGCTGGTATTTATTGCATGAGATGTGGACGTAAACAATGAAAACATTACGACGTAGCATCCGTAAGTCAGAGGTAGGAGGGGAGCCATTGCCGGCTCCCTTTCAAGCCTTTGAACGTGCAGGTATTATCCTTCGTCGTGCAGAGGTAACAGTAATTGCTGGTACTCCAGGTGCAGGTAAGTCCTCACTTGGATTACATATAGCTGCAAGGCTTAAGCAACCTACGCTTTACTTCTCAGCAGATACCAATGCTCACACAATGGCTATGCGATTGCTTGCTATGTCAGGCAAGATGACTCAGCAACAAGCAGAGAATTTGATGAAGTCAAATCCTGATACTGCTGAATCTATTTTGTCTGAGAACAATCATTTGTATTGGTCATTTGAATCTAGCCCTACACTTAAAGACTTAGATGAAGAAGTCTCAGCCTTTGAAACTATGTGGGGTAGAAGCCCAACGCTTATTGTAGTAGACAACCTTATGGACATAGCAATGGATGGACATGATGAGTTTGGTGGTATGCGTCAGGCAATGAAAGAATTAAAGTACTTAGCACGAGACACTAACGCTTGTGTATTAGTACTGCACCATACCAAGGAGGGATTCAACGGCTCACCTTGTCAACCAAGAAACTCACTCCAAGGTATGGTTAATCAAGTACCAGCAATGGTACTAACAGTAGGTCAGAAGATACTGCCGTCAGGTATTGACTTTTATATGTGTGTTGCTCCTGTAAAGAATCGTTATGGTAAAGCAGACCAGACTGGCAATACATATGTAGAGTTAAACTTTGACCCAGCATCTATGTATCTTGAAGATGTAGTTAAGGAAGTAACATGGGAGAACTATGAGTTCAGCAGCTAAAGCTAAAGGCTCACAAGCTGAGCGTGATGTTGTTAAGTGGTTGAAGCAATGGTTCCCGTATGTTGACAGACGCTTGGCTGGTGCAACACTAGACAAGGGCGACATCTCAGGTATACCTGGTGTTACTATTGAGATTAAGAACCACGCCAAGATGGACTTGGCAGGTTGGATAGAAGAGTTGATAGTCGAGATGACTAACGACAATGCTTGGACAGGCGTAGTCATACACAAACGCAAGGGACGGGGTACTCCTGCGGAATGGTATGCATCTATGCCTGCACAAGTATGGGTAGAATTGTTGAGGAAAGCAATTGGACAAACATGATATTGCAGATTACCTTGAACACATAGGTGCCAAGGTACCTGAACGTGGTAGTGGATGGCGCAAGATAAAGTGTCCATTCCATGACGATAGAAACGCTAGTGCTGCCGTGAACTTTGATGCTAACCGCTTCAAGTGTCACGGTTGTGGTGTCTCTGGAGATACATATGATTTAATACAACATGAAAAGGGAGGCACATTAAGTGAAGCTATCGAATTCGCACAGACAATTTCTACTTCGGGCAACACAACAGTACGCTTCACGGGTAAACCTAGCGTCAGAGTATCTGTTGACAAGACAGCTCTCGGTAGAAGAGGCGCAACGGTTTCACTTGGGCGTAGTCGTCGAACCGCTACCGGGACATGAACAATTTATAGGCAGACTTGCTATCCCTTACATCACACCTAGTGGTGTAGTTGATATACGGTTCCGCTCTATGCATGGTGAAGACCCTAAGTACATGGGTATGGCTGGTGCTAAGACTACAATGTTTAATACATCAGCTTGCTTTGTAGCAACAAAGTATATTTGCATTACCGAAGGTGAGTTTGATTGCATCATGATGTCAGTCAAGACTAACCATCCAACCGTAGGTATACCTGGTGCTAACAATTGGAAATCACATTACTCTAGGATTCTAGATGACTTCGATATGGTCATTGTCTTAACTGATGGTGATAATGCAGGTACAGAATTTGGGAAGAAGATAACTCGGGAACTTCCCAATGCAAATGTAATACCAATGCCCGAAGGTGAAGACGTAAATAGCGTCATCATTAAACTAGGAAAGGACTGGATAGATGAGCGAATCAGAGATTGTATTACCGCTTGATGAAACTATATGGGACCACGTTGAACACATGGAAGGTAGCATAGGAATTGCTATATCAGAAGACAAGACGCTGGATTTACTTGGTGCTCTTTATGATATCTATCATGTTAGCAAAGACA